TTTATACCTGCAAAACTAGCTGATAACCCTTATCTAGCAGAAGATGGGGTATATGAGCAAATGCTAAAGTCTTTACCGCCTACTCAAAGAAGACAATTACTAGAAGGAAACTGGGATGTTTCAGAAGGCGCAGCATTTACAGAATTTGATCCAAATGCACACATTATTAGTCCATTTCAAATACCTATTGCATGGGAAAGAGTAAAAGGAATTGACTACGGATACGCTTCTGAGAGCTGTTGTTTGTGGGGAACATTAGATATTAACGATGGAACTTTAATAATTTATCGAGAATTGTACCAAAAAGGCTTGACAGGACAGGATTTAGGCTCTATAATAACAGAGATGGAACTACAAGATCCTTTTTCAGTTCCCGGTGTTCTTGATACAGCCGCATGGTCTAAAACAGGAACAACAGGGCCTACTGTAGGGGAGGCTTTAGTGCGTGGCGGACATAAACTTAGACGCGCTGATAAGAATAGAATACAAGGAAAAATACAGATACACGAATATTTAAAAATTCAAGACAGTGGCAGACCTAAATTACAAATATTTAATACTTGTCCAAACTTAATACGAGAACTTCAAAGTATTCCATTATCTAAAAATAATCCTGAAGACGTAGATACACATGCTTCAGACCATGCTTACGATGCTTTGCGATATTTAATTATGAGCAGACCAAGAGTAGAAGGAGCATTATCTAGATTAAGAGATATAAAAAGAGAAATATATATTCCTTCTGACTCAACATTTGGTTATTAAATATGCAAGAAAATGACAATACATTTTTAAACGCTAACAACATCTATGAAGAAGTTGAGGGCGAAGTAGGTAAAAACCTTGTATTAGAAGATAATCAACAAACAACTTTAGTTGGTTTAATTAGATCAAGATTTCAACAAGCAGAAGAATCTAGACAGACAGACGAAAGAAGATGGCTTAATGCGTATGAAAACTACAGAGGTCTTTACAGTAAAAATGTAAAGTTTAGAGAGTCTGAAAAATCTAGAGTCTTTGTAAAAGTTACAAAAACAAAAGTACTTGCTGCATTCGGACAGCTAGTAGATGTTATGTTTGGAACTGGAAAATTTCCTATAGGTATTAGTGAAACATTGATGCCAGAAGGAGAAAAAGAAAACGCATATTTAGATATTAATAACCCAACCCCAGGCATAGAACAACCTGATAATATAGGTAATCGTTTAGAAGATCCTCCTCAAGAAAACCCTTATGATGTAGGTTATATGGGAGATGGTCGTGTTTTTAAACCAGGCGAAACATATGGAGAAGGTTTTTATCAAGCTCCTCCTCCTGATAAAGCAGAAGAAGAAGGAATGTTTTCTGAAGGTCTTTCTCCAGATCCACAAGTTCCTGAAATTTCTCCAGCACAAAAAGCTGCAAGACGCATGGAGAAACTTATACATGATCAAATAGAAGAATCTAACGGTTCGTCAGAAATACGAAACGCTTTGTTAGAAGCTTCATTACTTGGTACAGGTATCGTTAAAGGGCCTTTTAACTTTAATAAAAAATTAAATAAGTGGAACACAAACGAAGAAGGCGAGAGAGAATACAATCCTTTAGAAGTTAGAGTTCCTAGAATAGAATTTGTAAGCTGTTGGGATTTCTATCCAGATCCTGCAGCAACTGATATGGACGAGTGTGAATATGTAATACACCGCCATAAGATGAACCGCAGTCAACTTAGACAGCTACGCAATATGCCTTACTTTGACGAAGAAGCTATTCGAGCTTGTTTGCGTATGGGTGCAAACTACGAAGAAAAAGATTTTGAATATCAACTTAAAGATGATGCAAGAGTTGATGAAGAGTATCAAACTAACTTTGAAGTTTTAGAATATTGGGGTTTAATGGATGCGGAGTATGCTAGAGAAGTTGGTATAGAGCTTGACGAAGATATTGACGATCTAGACGAAGTACAGATTAATGCTTGGATTTCAGGAAACAAAATACTTCGAGCTGTTATAAATCCATTTACACCGTATCGTATTCCATACCATGCGTTCCCATACGAAAGAAATCCTTATAACTTCTTTGGTATTGGTATAGCAGAAAACATGAGCGATTCACAGCAGGTTATGAATGGTCACGCTAGGATGGCTATAGATAACTTAGCTCTATCAGGCTCTGTAGTATTTGATGTAGATGAATCAGCTCTTGTAGGTGGTCAATCTATGGAAGTATTTCCTGGAAAGATATTCCGCAGACAAGCAGGGATGCCTGGTCAAGCAATACACGGATTAAAGTTTCCAAACACATCTAATGAAAATATGATGATGTTTGACAAGTTTAGACAACTTGCAGATGAACAAACAGGTTTGCCTAGTTACAGTCATGGACAAACAGGTGTTCAAAGTATGACAAGAACAGCGTCAGGTATGTCAATGTTACTTGGAGCTGCAAGTTTAAATATTAAAACAGTCGTTAAAAATCTTGACGACTTTTTATTAAAGCCTTTGGGGGAAGCTTACTTTCAATGGAACATGCAGTTCTTTGAAGGAAAAATAAATGTTGAAGGTGATTTAGAAGTTAGAGCTACTGGTACAAATAGCTTGATGCAAAAAGAAGTGAGAAGTCAAAGATTGACTATGTTCTTACAAACTGCACAGAGTCCTGCGATTGCACCATTTGTTAAGATTTCTAAATTAGTAAGTGAACTAGCCTATAGCTTAGATTTAGATCCTGATGAAATACTCAACGATCCTGAAGAAGCAGCTATTATGGCTCAAATAATAGGTATGCAAAATGCTGGACAAAACACAGGCGAAGAAGCTCAACCCAATAGTGAACAACAAGCAATGGAAGGAACTGGAGGAGTACCTCAAGAAGCTCAAGAACTTGGAACTACAGGTACTGGCGGTGGCAACATCGGAACAGGAAATATACCGCAGCCAGGGGAAGATCAATTCTCTGGAACGATTAATCCAGCTTCGTGATTCAGTTATACAAACTATGAGTTATAGAGATTAATTATGGCAAAAAAGAAAAAAAATAAAGAAATTGTTGGAGTAGCTGTTTCTGTAACTCCTGTTGTAGAAGAAAAAAATAAGAAAAAAAGATATGGTATGAAAGAAGGTGGTAAGGGAATAGAAGCTCTAAGAAAAGTTGCTCCAGAGGTTGTAGAGCGAATGGGTTATGAAGAAGGTGGAGACATAGAAGCTCAAATGGCTATGATGATGCCTACAGAAGAAGAGCCTATGATGGAAAAGCAAGAACAGGATATGATGCCTGATGAGCAAATGGAAGACGAGTATGTTGATTTTATAATAGATCAATCGTTATCTCCAGAAGAAGAAACATCTTTAATGAATAAATTAGAAGCTGATTCAGAGTTAAGCGTAATGTTTGATAAACTTATGGAAACAGCAACAGAATTTTCAGGAGCTGGCCCAGTTAATGGCCCAGGTTCTGGAGTCTCCGATTCGATACCAGCACGGTTATCGGATGGTGAGTTTGTCTTTACAGCAAAAGCTACAGAGCAAATAGGCGCAGACAGATTACAAAGTATGATGGATGATGCCGAAGCCGAAGCTGATGCTATGAGACAAGATATGCAAGAAGGTGGTGAAGTAGAAGAAAAACCTAAAGTAGATAGATTTGGAAAGCCTATTGATGAAGATATAGCTGAAGATGAAATCAAAAAAGGTATGATGTCTGTTAATCCACGAATGCAATAACGATAAAGCTACCTTAGTTTACTAAGCCCTTTATCACAACATTAACCGAAAGGCTACCTTTACAAAAACAAACCCTGCACAGTCGACTCATGCAGCTACTTTGTTTAGAAAGCCCTGAGTAGGAGTAAGATATGGCAACACAAGCGAAAGACGCTAATCCTTATAACGCTAAAAAGGACTGGCACAACCAAAAAGAAAAACCATTTGTATCTGCTGATGATGGTTTATTTTTTCAAAAACCTCAACCACAAGAAGAGGTTCAAGAAGAAGTTAAAGAATCAAAGCAAAGTAAACAAGCTACTAAAGATAAACCTTATAGTAAACCTGATTACAAAAAAAGATATGATGATTTAAAAACACATTACGATTCTAAACTTAATGAGTTTAAAGCTAGAGAGCAAGAGTTACTAGAAGAAGCTGCTAAAAACAGAACAAACTATATAGCTCCAAAGTCTCCAGAGGACTTAGAAAAGTTTAGAGAGCAATATCCAGATGTGTATGAAGTAGTAGAAACTGTAGCACATATGCAAAGTTCTGAAAGAACTAAAACTTTAGAAGAACGATTATCTGCATTACAAGAACGTGAAACAGAACTTCTAGCTAAACAAGCACAAGAAAGGTTGATAAATAATCACCCTGACTTTGAAGAGATTAAGAATAGTGATGAGTTCCATTTGTGGGCTAAAGCACAACCTCAATCAATTCAAGATTGGATATATAACAACAGTAGTGATGGGGATCTTGCAAGTCGTGCTTTAGATTTATACAAGCGTGATGTTGGATTAGATGTTAAAGCGAGTAAGCCTAAAAAGAAACAGTCTAGAAAAACTGCTGCAGATATGGTTTCAACTAAAACAACTGCGGTTGAACCAAAGCAAGAGAAAATCTGGACTGAAAGGGAAATTGCTGCAATGTCTATTGCTGAATTTGACAAGTACGAAGATGAAATCGGAAAAGCAATTCACGAAGGCAGAGTAGTAAAACAATAACTTTTAATTTGATATAATGGAGAAGTAAAATGGCTTATAACCAATCAGATCAGTATTTCGAGCCTAGCACGGATACTAACGCTAACTTTGCCAACTCCGTCAGTGGTCAAACTAATTCGTTTTTCCTTCCTGCAGTCTACTCTAAAAAGGTTCTTAACTTCTTTAGAAAGGCTTCGGTTGTAGAAGCGATCACCAATACAGATTATGCTGGTGAGATTACTGCTTACGGAGATTCGGTAAATATTATTAAAGAACCTGAAATTACTGTGTACCAGTATGAACGTGGTGCAGACGTTACAGCGACTAAACTAACTGACCAAGAGTTGACTCTTGTAGTTGATACAGCTAACGCATTTAAATTCATCGTTGATGACATTGAAACTAAAATGTCTCATGTGAACTTTAAAGAAGTAGCTAGTTCATCTGCAGCATACGCTCTTCGTGATGCTTATGATGAAGGTGTAATTGCTACTATGTTCGCAGGTGTATCTGCTTCAAGTCCTAACCATATTCTTGGTTCTGACAACGCTACTGACCTAGCAGCAGGCACATTTGACGGAACTGGTAATCTTGACATCGGTTTTGCAGCAAGTGAACACGATCCTATTGATGTGCTTTCGCACATGGCTCGTTTGCTTGATGAACAGAATATTCCAGAAGAAGGGAGATGGTTTTTAGCATCACCTGATTTCTATGAAGTTCTTGCAAGTTCATCTTCAAAACTTTTGTCTGTTGATTACAACGCAGGTCAAGGTTCAATTAGAAATGGTCTAGTCTCAAGTGGTAAACTTCGTGGATTTGACATGTATAAATCAAACAACATTGCAAGCACATCTAATGCTGCTGGTAAATGTATTGCTGGTCACATGTCGTCTACAGCTACTGCTCAGACTATAACAAGTACTGAAGTAATCAGAGATCCTGATAGCTTTGGCGACATTGTACGAGGACTACATGTATATGGTTCTAAAGTACTTCGTGGCGAAGCATTAGTTTCTGCTTTCTACGGTATCGACTAAATAGATTTGGGGGTGTAAAAACCCCCCTTTCTTTTTTAAAATAAAATTTTATTAATTTTAACTTATCTTTTAAAGATAAAGGAGACACAAAATGTCAAACCCAGTATTTAAAGTAAGAGATACAGGGCGCAACTCAGCCAGAACAGGAGATGTTCAGGATATTGCTGATAACATATGTACTTCGTGGACTTCAGCTACAACAGGAACTATTGCAGTTACTGCTGACGCTACTTACGATGTTTCATTTACACAACCAGCAGATACTATTATCAGAAACCTTATTGCCATTCCAGCAGGTAACATTGTTACAGCAGGAGCTTCAGGTGATGATGTTGATTTTGATTTAGGTACTGCAGCAGGTGGTGGTCAAATTATTGATGAGAAAGCTATTCTTGATGATGGTGGATCAGCAGTAACTTGGACAGCAAACGCACCTTTGTATATTATTCAAAACTCACATGGACACGCAGCTAACGCTTTTGTAGGAACAGGAGTAACAGCAGGTGTTGTTGGAGGCCCAGCAACTTCAGAAGCTATTGTTATAGCATCTACTTTGTATAGTGCTTCTGCTCGTACACTATATGCTCGTCTAAAGCCACTAGCAAATAACCTTGCTACGGCAGCTACAACTGTTACTTACTTAGTTGAGTTTTTACACCTCGGCTCTACTCCTGACCAGTAGACATGCCACAGTTAGGTAACGATAAAAATCCTATAATCCTAAATGGCTCTAAAGGCCCTAAAAGCACTAGAGTCTTAGGATTATTAGGTAACGCATATTCTGGTGAAGCTAAAAAAAACTACCAAGACAACTACGATAAAATATTTGGTAAAAAGAAAAAGGGTAAATAATGGCTACAACATATTTAACACTTACTAATGAGACTTTAAGAGAGCTTAATGAAGTACAACTTACATCTTCAAACTTTTCAGATGCAGTAGGAATACAGGCTTTTGTTAAAGAGTCTATTAATAGATCGTTAAATGATATAGCTAATGAAGAACCTCAATTACCTTTTTTTGCAGCAGCAGCTAGTGGAGGAACAGATCCTTTTTATGGAAATGTAACTGTAGCAACTGTAGCAGGCACTAGATGGTATACTCTTAAATCAGGAAGCTCTAGTATAACTACTGATTATTCTTCTATAGATTGGGATGATTTTTATATTACAACAATAAGTGTATCAGGCGAATCAGCTCCGTATGTTTCAAGAGGTTTAAAATTTATATCTTTAGCAGACTGGAGAAGGTATAGAAGAGATTCAGAAAACGCAGATGATGCAGATACTCAGAACTATGGAGAACCTCGTTACGTTATACGAAGTCCAGATCATCGCAAGTTTGGTTTAAGTCCTATACCAGACAAAGTATATAATGTTCATTTTTATGCTTATACTAAACCAACTGCTTTATCGGCACACGGAGATGCTATTACTCTTCCTGATCAATATGCACCTGTTATATTAGCTAGAACACGTTACTATGTTCATCAGTTTAAAGAAAACTTACAACAAGCAGCTTTTGCACTAGATGATTATAAAAAAGGTATGAAGTATATGAAGTCTAATTTAATTAATCCACAACCAAAAAGTATGACAGATGATAGGATTTATTTCTAATGGCAGCTTCGCAACCTTTTTCAGTTGCGTTGCAAGGCGGTTTAGATAAGTCTAGTAATTCATTAGAGCTTTTACAGAAACCAGGAAATGCAACAAGGCTAGTAAACTTTGAAGTATCTGCTAAAGGCGGATACAGACGTATAAATGGTTATACGCAATTAGGAGATGGTACAAGACCTAATAGCTCTAATGAAATATTAGGTATGCACGTTTACGCTGATGGAGTTATTGCAACATCAGGTACAAACATTTACTTTAGTCAAGATGGTAATAGTTGGCTACAAATAAACAAAGATAGTGTAGCAGGTGGTGGAGATAACTACAGTACCTTTACAGGTCGTAGTGCATTAACAAGAACTTCACAAAGTAAAACACACTTTGCAACTTTTGAAGGTAATACAGATTACGGTGAAGTAATTATTACTGATGAAGGCTCTGGAGTAAAACCTTTCTATTTTAAAATGACAGGTACTGGAGATGAACTAAGCAGTAGGACTTACTTTGCAAAAGAGATTACAGTAAGCGGAACACACTATCCAAAGTTTTGTGTTCTCTCTC